GTGTGGATCTCAAAAGAAAAAGTTTTGAAGATTATGTTGAACCCGATTTCGGGCTACAAGATTCCCTACATGATTTTCCCATACGAGAAGTCCCCTCACAGTTTTTGGGGGACAGGCGTTCCGGCAATGATGCGGGACTCGCAGACTACGATGAATGCGGCGACTAGAATTTGGATAGACAACATGGCGCTATCCTCCGGTCCCCTGGTTGAAGTAAATACAGACCTACTTGCTGACGGAGAAGATCCAACGGACATTCATCCGTGGAGAGTTTTTCTCAGAAGCGGTGGTGATGGCTCAATGCCAGCCGTTAGGTTTTATCAACCGATAGCGAATGCTAATGGCTTGAACCAAATCGTAGAGCTGTTCAGAAGATTTGCTGACGAGACAACGTCCCTCCCCTCTTATACGCACGGGGAGCAAACCAGATCAATGAACAAAACGGCTACAGGTATATCAATGCTGATGGGTGCGGCAAACGTCGCGCTGAAAAGCACAATCAAGAATATAGACGATTTCTTACTCGAACCGATGGTCGAAAGCCTTTTCCATTACAACATGGAATTCGGAACAGATGAGGAAGCGAAGGGCGATTTAAAGATCGTCCCCAGAGGAAGCACGGCTCTGGTCCAAAAGGAAGTGCAATCCCAAAGACTCTTGCAGTTTTTAAGTCTTGTAAGTAACCCCATGGATGCGGCGTTAGTGGATAGAGGTCAATTGCTTCGAGATATAGCGAAGAGCATGGACATCGATCCAGATGAAATACTTAAATCTACGGAGCAACTTCAAGCTGAACAACAAGCAGCCCAACAACAGGCTCTCCAAGATCAAGCTATCGCCGGAGCAAGCTCAGGCGGTCCTATGGCTCAAAGCGCAGCCCCAATGGGACCACCTCCAGAACCTCTTATGTAACCGACTTGAGGATGCTCAAGATCGTTTATCAGTAGCTGAACAAACGAATTTTAGGTTCGAGCAAGGACGACTCAATGAGTTGCGTTTCTTGCTTGAACTAGAAGGCGCAGCAAAAGCTGTACTCAATAAGACACAGACCCGTGCCAATCGGATATCTGTGATTTAGCGAACATCCAAAAGGACTCGTAACAAATGGCAAATAGAAATGACCCAGAGCGATTAGAAAAAGAAGCCAAGCAAATGATGGAAGAAGCTTATCCGCAAACTACTGAACCCGTGGCAACGGACACTCAGGAAGTTGAAGAAGAGTTAATCCAAGAAGCCCCCGTCGAGCAGCCGGAACAGGTGGAATTTGAGGCAGAAGCTCCTAGTGAAGACGAAATTCGCGGCGAACAACCGTCAGAACTAGACGTCCTTATGTCGAGAATCGACAAAGCGGAACGTGCAATGAAAGGCGCTCAGGCAAAAATGACGAAGAGTAACCAGGAGGCGAGTGAGTTGCGGAACAAAAACGCAAATCTACTTACGGCTGTTGGCGACTTGAAAGGTCAGCTTGTAGACCAGCAACGCGATGAATCGAAGATCAATCAGCTTAGGGAAGACTATCCTGATTTTGTACCACTCCTCGATGACAACGATGCACTACGAGCGGAGATTGGAAGGACCAGAGAATCATTAAACGCTGTAGAAGATGAAAGGCAAAGTTTAAAAAACATAAAACTAGAGGAAGCACACTTCTTAAAAATTGAAGCGTTGCATCCAGATGTTTCTGAAATCACTCAAACAAGTGATTGGGCTTTATGGCTAGACTCGCAAGGCGCTGATGTTCAGCACTATGTAGATGCTGGCAGCGCAAACGATGTCAATTATGTTCTCAGCAAATTTAAAGATGACTTGAAAATCCAAGCTCCTACGCCGCGAGAAGCTGCTCTCGAAAAGGCACAGTCGGCGGCAACGCCGCGCATGCCTAAAGCTCGAAAGCAGAAAGTTGGTGGACAGAAAACTTGGACAGTGGATGACATCACTCAGATGCCATTAGAAGAATTCGAGCTACACAAAGCGGAAATTCTTCAGCACATGTCAGAGGGATCTATTCGCCGTTAATTATTTTTCTCGCATGAGGATTTTTTAAAATGGCATTTGGACATAGTACGGGCGCAAACTCGGAAGTAAATTTCATACCCGAAATATTTAGCAAGCTACTGCAAGCTAAATTTTACAAGCAGTCGGTTTTACCGGCAATTTCTAACAATGACTACACTGGGGAAATCACCGGTCAAGGCGACAAGGTTACTATCAGAACCGTACCCGCCGTAACCATTGGTGACTACGCAGGATCAATTACTACGCAGGAGCTTACAACTTCTAAAGTGGAATTGTTGATCGACAAAGCGAAATATTACAGCTTTGAAGTTCAGGATATTTTGAAGGCTCAATCCAACATCGACCTTCTTGAGGCGGCATCTGGTGATGCTTCTGAAGGAATGCGAGTTGCGGTAGAGACAGATGTTCTTACAGGTGTAGTAACTGGAGCCACAACAATTGGCTCTCAGACAACTATCACGGCAGCTAACGTGCTGACCACGATCCTTGGAATGTCTACGTCGCTCGACAATCTGAACATTCCAGAGGAAGGACGATTCATCGTTGTTTCTCCAGAGTTCGTTAGTTTGTTAAAGCAGTCAGAGCTTCGTCAAGCGTACCTCACAGGGGACGATACAAGTCCTATCAGGAACGGAAAGGTTGGCATGGTTGACAGGTTTACTGTCTATCAGTCCAACATGCTTTACACACCTGGTTCTGGCGCCGACAGTGGTTACACGCACATTGTCGCGGGTCATCCTAAAGCGATTAGCTTTGCCAGCCAGTTCACTAATGCGGAAACCATTCGTATGGAATCCAAGTTCGGTGATGCGGTCAGAGGGCTAAACGTCTTCGGTTCTAAGGTAGTTGTACCTGATGCACTGGTAATCGGTAAGTGGACTTAATAAGTCCTTCTAAGGGGGAGAGCCTTCGGGCTTTCCCCTTTTTTTAAAGGAATCAAATGAGCGTTAAGACAGAAAAAGACGATCTTTATAAAGAAACGATTTCGACATTTGACGTTAAGTTGGACCGCAGATTAAAGCTTTCTGAGCTGAAGGATCAGGTCGAAAGGCTACAAATGAACAAAGACAATCCTGTCCCTGCCGCAAAACTAAGGATCCCGAAAATAGTTAAAAATATTTTCACTGGCAACGAGTTTCCGTACACGGATTCGTTTGCGGGTCTTCCTGATCTAGAGGTAACAGAGTGGGAGGAGCTAGATGGCGACGATTAAAGTTGTAGATGTTCTCGCAAGGATAAGCATTGTTTTGCAAGACACTGCCGCAACCAGGTATACCAACGCAAATCTGGTGAAGTTTCTCAATGATGGTCAGCGGGAGGTAGTGCTTCACAGACCTGACGCAAATGTCACAACAGAAACCTTTTCGTGTGCAAACGGAAGTAAACAAGAGCTGCCAGTGGCAGGACTTAGGTTGGTCGATGTCATTAGAAACGTAAATGGAAACGCAATCACGCAAGTTGAAAGGGCTATTCTGGATCAGAACCTACCCAACTGGCATGAAACCCTAGCTGGAGCAAAAGGAATCGAGCATTTTGTTTACGATTCTGGAAACCCCAAAAACTTCTACATATACCCAAAAGGAATAAGCGGAACTCACTCATTAGAGATTGTTTACTCCTCTATCCCATTAGTTATACCTACGGCTTATTCATCCGCGACCAATATCGCGTTAGACGATGTCTACGCTAACTGCCTTGTAGATTACACCCTTTACAGGGCTTACCAAATCGACTCTGCGGAAGGAAATATTCAAAGGTCTGCAATGCACTTTCAAGCATTTAGTCAAAGCCTTGGGATTAAAACTCGATCTGATGCGGCATCTTCGCCTAGACCAACAGGAGCTTTAGGATGAAGTACTCAGATTTCACTGAATTTGTTAGACCGGAGTGTAGAGGCGTTCCGCAGTTTCTTGTCGAGAAGGTTGTCAGAGACTCCGCTATTGAATTCTGCAAAAGAACTGGCGTTTATATACCCGAAGCAGAAGAGATCATTCTTTCTGCCGGCGTAAATGATTACGACCTAACTCTTCCCGCAGGGACAGAGCTTAACTACATAACGGATATCTTCGCGAACAAGACTCGACTCAAGGCGGTTAGCTATAGCGAGTTGCTGCATAACATTGGAGACGGCAAAGAACGAGGCACTCCTTCTTATTACAGCCAGAGGGATAACACTACCTTTTATCTCGCCCCTATTCCTGCCGCCGCCGCGACGATTAGAGTGCTGTGCAGCTTAAAGCCGTCAGCGACCAGCACCAGTATTCCAGACACTATCGGCAAAGAGAACAGAGAAGCTATTACATCCGGCGCTCTATTCCGACTCCAGATAATGCCAAACCAGCCATTCACTAACCCGAACATGGCGGCAAGCAAAAAAGCTCTGTTTGACAGAGAGGTCAGCAAGGCTGTTCGCCAGGTTAAGTTTGGGTTTGCCGGTGGCACCTTAACGATACGCAAGAGGGAGTT